AATGATGGAAACAATTAAGCCTGCCCAGTTTGCTGGTGTCATTTGCGCGGTTCTCCCGTTATGAGTTAAGTGATGTGATTTGTGCTTTAAGAACTGCGTTTTCCTGGGCAAGTACGCCGATGGTGTCACGCATATTCTTTAGAACTTCTTGAATATCAACTTCTTGTTCCATTTATTCCCCCTCTAGTATTTCCAGTCTTTCGATAACATCTTTTAGTGCGCCAGTTAGATATGGTATCAAGTCAGTTGTTGCAACTGATTGATAGACTGGTTGACCTTCTTCATCTATTGCATCTTTTTCGCCAATAACAAGTGCTGGTAAAACTGTTGCTAATTCGTGCGCAACAAAACCAACTGCATCTTTATCGGGTTCTACATTGTAACGATAGGTTCGCAAGCGCACATTCTTGATAATCTCTGCAGCTCCAACAAAGTCAGCAATTCCACTTTTTAGGCGGTAATCTGAAGCCGATCTTAATGATGGTACGCCTGCTGCAGTTGTTTGCACACCACCCGCATCATTTCCGTTGTAGATAAACCGCACCATTTCTTGAGTACCACTTACATTAAACTTGTGTGCAAATATTGGAATTGCATTGTCACGCCTTGCAATTACTGGTCCAGTTGCTCCCAAAAATGCGCCAGCAACTTGTGCAGTAGCAGTTCCTGATGTGCTTCCAGCCGAGATTGAACCAGTTGCAGAATTCACAATGCCTGAAGCATACACAGTGCCATTGAGGCTAATATAATCTTCGTTAACTGCAATTGTATTTAGTCCAGCACCAGGAATTCGAACAGACATTGAAATGTTTGCAGAGCCAATAAAGATTTGTGGAAAAGCACCACCGCTAGGTTCAGGTGTGGTTCCATAGTGCATAAGAAGCCCACCTACGCCAAGTGGCACCATATTGGCTAGAACATTGCCACCACTCTTAAATTGAATGGCATTGGAAGGACCGTTTAGAATTACTGCATTTGAACCTGTACTTGTGAGAAAAGTAGAACCTTGAATTGTGCCACCAACAATAGTTGCAGAATTGGTACTAACAAGGCCAGTTGTGCTTATTGACCAACCATCTGAACCGATTCCAAAGAAACCTGATTGTGCATTGATTGTGCCAGTAATTGTGGCACCTGTTGCAGTCAAAAGGCCAGTTGAATCAATAACTGCCTTGCCAGCAATGTTTAGGGAACCGCCAACAATGGTTGAACCTGTAATGCTGCCCTGAAAGACTGCGTTACCAGTTGTGGCGCTAATAGCCAAAGTTGCAGTCTGAGCTACACCGCTTGCATCTGTCAGCGTGGCTGTTGTTCCATTGCTTACAGTAAATGTGGAACCAGCAACAACTGAAGTAATAAGAAATGTTCCATTATAGGCATCAGGTGCCAAGCCACTTATGGTTACGCTTGTTCCAACGCTGTAACCGTGACTACTTGCGGTGTATGTGACAGTTGAGCCATTGCCAACTGCATTTGTTATGTTAACTGATCTACCTGGACCGTAAGCAATACCAGTTGAATCAGTAAGAGTTGCAGTTGTTGTATTGGCAACAGTAAATGTCGAACCAGCGGCAATTGCAGTAATTAAGAATGTTCCGTTATACCCAGCAGGTGCCAAATCACTAACAGTTACGCTTGAGCCAACTGAAAAATTATGACCACTTGCTGTATATGTAACAGTTGTGCCATTACCCACTGCATTTGAAACAGCATAAGAAGTTCCTGGACCGTAAGCGGCAAGGCCAAGAGAGTTAAGAACCACGCGAGAACCAGTTGTTGTTGGGTCTGCACCTGAATAAATAGTAATGCCATTGCCATTGATGCCTGTAATTTGATTGCTACCGTTAACAATCGTGTTAGCACTTTTCTGCAACGAATTGACAGATGCACTGTAAGCAATTCCAGCCTCGGTAAGAGCTGCAGCAGCAGCAGTTTGTGCAGCAGCAGCAGCAGAGGCGGCGGCAGCGGCGGCGGCGGCAGCCGCTGCTACCTCTGCATTGGTAGCGGCTAATTGCGTTGTGGTTGCAGCAACTACTGGCAAAACGCTAGAAACTGTGAAGTCTGCATTTTGAACAACTGTAATTGGCGTATTAGTAATTTGTGGACAAAGTGGCATCGCTCCCCCTAGATGGTAATGCTGTAAGGGTTAATGTCGGATGTGTTAAAAGAAATGTTCCAGTTGCTTTGTGTGATTGTGTGTTTCATACCTTCAACCACAAGGTTCCACTGCAAAGGGCGGCCATCATAGGTTGTGCGCTGAACACTTACTTGATCGGCTAACTCTGTTGATAAGAAATCAGGGTAAAGAAGGCCATTTTGAGCAACCACTAAACCGTTAAAATCAATGCGCTCAATGTAGGTATCAGGCAGGGCTAGTTTGCGTGACTCGTAAAGAGCTAGATTAGTTGCATTAGTATCAGTATTGACAGGTGCAAAGATTTCCTTTTTGACTACGCCATAGGCAGTAACACTTGGATTGTATGTTGAGGTAATTTGATTGTTGTAGCCACGCATAATAATTGCTTGGTTAACAACATACTTTGTGCCTGGGTTTGTAATTAAATCTGAATAAGCAACTGTATTTGCTGCACTTGAATCGCTAAAAAGTAACTGTGTTGGACGGCTGAACTTGTCAGATAACGGCACCAAAGTAGCCACATTTGATTTTGAAATGTAGAAACGGCCAGCAATAGCATCAACGCACTCTGTGATTGCTTCCATACATCCACGGTTTTGTGTAGTTGCAAGCATCGTTACTGCGCCAGTTAATGATCGGCTTGCACCTGTTGGCCATCCTGCAATAGTTAACATCCGAGCGGCGCGAAGGGCAGCCGTTTCAGAGTTGGCGGCAATTGGCAACGCTGGCGCGAAGCCATCGGCAATGTAGCCAATGCCATCGTAGAAAGTCATTGTCACATTGGGCAAGAAGCCTTGATTAGTAAAGTTGTTTTCAAGGAACCCGTAGAACAATGGATAAGCCGTTGAGTTCCAAGTGGCAACAATGCGCATTTGCAAACCATCACGCAAGATGCTTGTACCGCTGACAACCCACGGGCTAGATGCACTTGTGTTATCAGGGTCGTAATAGCCTGATTCATTGTTAAAAATAATGCTGGCAAATCCAGCCTCATCGCGTAGATCGGCACGCTCACGGCCACGGCGAAAATCAATTTGAACTACATCAGAAATTGTTACTGAAGTCCAAGTTCCACTTTTAAGGAACTGCACTGCAACACTTGGTGAGGTTACTCCATCAAATGCTGGCATTAGAGAGTTACCATTGCGGTACGGCCACCACCGCCACCGCCGTTTCGGCGATTTGTAGCTTGTAGGCCTACCTGCACTGCCTGAATCAAGGCATCAGCAGAGCCGACCACATTGCCAGCATAAACATTTACATCAATCTTGCCATTTGCATTGCGCACACTATAAACATTGCTGCCTTTGCCGCCAATTGCAATTGAACTACTACTTGAAAGCGCCTTTTGACGAGCTGCAAGTTCTTTCATTGCGTTTTCTGTGGCTATGTCAAATGCGGTTTTTGTATTCTTTTTAACAGCGGTTGTGTTTTTGTTTAGAGCATCAAGAAACGCTTTTAATGGGTTAGTGCCACTTATTTTTGCACTTGTTGAACCTTTAACGCCATTCATCACATCGCTTGCACCTGGTGACATTGGCATCAATGCAGGATTGCTCAAAATTCCAGCAGCAGTTTTTGCCCTTGCGCGTGCCTTTTCCCCTGGGCTGATCTTAGAAAGGCCAAATGTTAAAGCACCGATTCCTGCAGCAATTGCCAGTGGGATTGCACCAGCGGCGGCGGCGCCGACCCCTGCTGCACCTGCTGCACCTGTTCCTAGTGCTGCCAATGACATACCACGAAGGGCAACAGATACTGCCCCAATTGCAGTAGCAAATGCATACACCTTAGATGTTGCCCAAATGGTTCCCAAAACAGCAGCCAAAGTCTTGATTGTTGACAAGTTATTTGATACCCAATCACCAAATGACAGTGCAGCAGTAAATAGTTGCAGCATAAATGTTGCTGCATTTTGAAGCCCTACAGCCAATTTATCTTTATTTAGATTTACCCAAGTTTCAAACTTAGGTAATAAATCAGTAGCAAGAACCTTTGCAAATTTTTCAATAACTGGCAACAGGGCATATCCCAAAGTCTCAAGAACTTCACCTAAAGCAATTTGTAATCCTTTTAAGCGATACTCAAGAGTGCCTGCACGAGTTGCAGCAGCACCTGAACTTGCTTTTTGGACTTCTTCAAAGGCTTTTGCAACATCCTTTGACTTAATTGTTGCAAGGCTTAATTCTGGAACCAAATTTTTCAAAGCCTTGAATTGCCCTGAAGTTGCTTTAATAACTGCGCCAACTGATGTTGCTAAATCAGCACCTGACTTTGCACTAACATCAAGTGAAATTTGCATTAAAGATTGTGCTTGGGTGACTGACCCCGTTAGGCCAACAAGTCGCGCCATCGCTGGACGAATTTCATCGTCCACAACATTAAATTGCTTTTGCAAGGCCGTAACATAATTTTCTACACCAACAATTGCGCTTTCAGTGGCACCCGTTGTATTGCGCAAAGTATTTGCAAGAAGCGCCTGTGACTTTTGATCTGCAATTGCAGCTTGAACTGCATCTTTACCAATTTTGAGTGCAAAGGCTGCCGATGCTGCTGCTGCAACTCCAAATGCTTTTGCAGCTTTCTTTCCAAAGGCATCAAAATTCTTGCCTAACCTATTGATGTCTTTTTGAGCAGCCTTTGAACCTTTATCAGAATACTGCGTGAGGATGCGGGCTACAATTGCGCCTGTTGCCATTTGCTATGCTCGCTCTCTGTTCAAATGTTTTTGCAAATCTGCCTTTGCTTGTTCTAAAGCACGATTTACATTTGCTTGAATTTTGTCTTTATCTTTATCAACCACGCGCCATACTACACGCGAAGCGCCTTGAAATCTTGCGCTTAATGTTCGCAAAAACTGTGCAGATGAAGTACGCGCTGCGGTTGTTTTGGTGTTACGGCCAGCAACTTCAAAGATTGAACCTGCTGCAGACTTGTTGAGCAAAGCACCAGCACTTGTTGTGTAATCGCCTTTGCGAACTTTGCCTTCGGCCTTTGTCTTTGTGATCTTGCTTTTAATCTCGCCAGCGTTCCAACCTGGCCATCCTGAGCCACCGCGAGTGCGGCCTTTGGCAGCATCTGCCTTACGCCAGCCACTCATCGGTGGTTCATCTTCGATAATGTTACGAGCATCGCGTTGAGCGCCAGCAAGTTCAGTATTGATAACTTTGTTAAAGCGTTTTACTGCATCCTTATCAAATTCTTTTAAGTCTGCAATAGTTTCTTTAATTCCAGTTAAAACAATTACTTCATCAGCCATTGGCTTTAGCTCGTTCCTTTAAGTAAATCGTCATTGCTTCAAAAATACCTTCAGGGGCATCTAGTAAATCAATTGGGCTAATGCCAGTTTCGCAGGCCACCGCAGCAACCGTGTATGTCAGGCTGTTGCGGTGGATTCGAAAGAACTATCAGCATCCAGTTCGGCTGACACAATGCTGTCTAAATACTCGGGGCCAAAAAGTTTAACTGGTGTTCCACCGTTATTTTGAGCATCAACTTGTTGGCATTTCCAAGCCAACCAATAGATATGCTCTACTTTTTGTTGCTCTCCTAGTAACTTAGGCATACCTGCGCCAAAGTTTTGCTCAAATGCAACAATGATGCGAGGCGTTAACTTGTAACTAACCTCATTGCCATCAACTGTTTTTACCTTTACCGCTAATCCATCCATCTTTTCCCCCTTAGTAGATTATGAAATTGCTTTTGAAATTGGACCTGAGATAGGCCACGACGCACTTACGCTGGCCAATTCACCAACAGCACCTGAAACTGGTTGCCATTCTGAAATTAGGGCGTTAAATGTATATTTTGGATTGCTTGCACTTGCTGCTGCGTTAACTGGGCGAATTTCCATCGCTACAACTAAACCAACGGTTCCATTTGTTGTATTGGTTCCATTGATTAGTTCTTCAAGTGCATTGTCTGCAAAATCTTGATTGAACTCAAGAGTTACTGAGTTATCAGCAAGAC